TGCCAGAGTTAACTAGCCCCAACAATCTGTGCGCACCGCTCAGTAATTCACGTGTTGTAACCATAAATCACCTTAAATCGGGGGCATGTTAAAGGTTGTGTTTGTATTTGGTACGTTATCGGTCTTGTTAACCGGCAACGGCTGAATGTTCGTACGGATCAAACTATCAAGATCGGCGCGCAAATTAGCAATAATTTCGGGCTTGACCTGCGACCCGTACTCGGGCGCTAGCTCCATTGCCAACGACAGCTCTAGCAAACGCTGGTAGCCCGGCGGCAGGTATTGCGTGGTGACAAGCATGGCGTAGTTGTCAATCATCTTTTCGGCTTTAATAAAGATGGTCGCAGCCTGCCCTGGCGTCGGGTATAGTAAAATTTGTCCGTAAGGAACATTAGGCCGATACAAAAGTTTAACCGGGGTTCCTGACGTAGATTTAACCGAAATGTTAGTCCAATACGGCTCTGTAATGAGCGCGATCGGCGTATCTACGCCGTTGAACCGAGTAAACGCGCCAACGATGCGAATAGGTCTGGTAGTAACAAAATCAGCCGGCGGGGACGTGCCGGGGTCGTTGCCGATAGTGTACGTATTTTGCCCATTAACGAGCGTAAACTGCTCGGCCTGTGTGCAGAAGTAATACTGCGGGTTGGCCGAAAACGAGTCGATAATAGAGTTCAGACTGTAAAGCGAATCTTGCGCTTCATCAGCCGTCGTCGTTTCGCCAGACGCTAATACGCCCAACAACCGCAAGGACTTGTTGATAAGGCTTTGGGCTGTTACAGCCATTGTTTAGCCCTCTAGGCTTCAGCCGCTACTGCCCTGCGGCGACGCTTTAACTGGTTTGGTTCCGGCGACGCAGCAAGCTCATCCTGCCGCGCCGCCGGTTCCAAGGGATCATACTCCTCCCAACCGTGTTCGTGGTCCATAGCCGCCTCTACAGTTGAGATGGCGATTTTTAGCCCGTGAACCGGGTGGCGAAGATATACGTTCATAGTTACGGCAACAGTCCGTAAGCCTGAAACCGCGACTCAAGCTGAGCAACGCGAGTCTGGAGGTTTGCAATCACAGCCAACACCGTGTTGCCTTCGTTCTTAGTGACGAAGCCAAACGGGGTTGATTGAGTCAAATCCTGAATCGCAAAGTCTGCGGTAGACGGAGCCGTAGACGTGATTGCCGTAAGCTGGGTCGTAAGAGCCGCACCTTCAGAAACCGGCGTCGTGCCGAAAAATCCGACCGTACCGCCCGCAACGCCAATCACTGCACCGTCAAGCTCGGGGTCCGAGAACGCAACACCAACCGCCTTTGTATTAGGCATATTAATACTCCTTCAAGAAGTGCCCCCAGCGGTTTGACCCGCTGGGGGCGTTGCTATTACGAGATGCGGTAGCAAGTCCAGGCCGCGTCGCCGGTCTTGCGAGCGCGGAAGTGAGCCGACGTACCGTCAGCAACCACCGCAGCGCCCACAAACGTCCAGCCCGTGCCCGAGAACGTCACGTCGTTTGCTGCGTTGTCACCGAGGTTAACGCAGAAAAAGTCAAACGTGCTGCTTACACGTGCGCTCGACACAGCGGCGTCCACAAGGGACGCAGCCGCGACCGAGTACGTGCCGGCATCCGTGCCGCCCGAATCCACCGAAAACACGCCGTTCACAAGATCGGCGACAACGATGGTGCCCGTGCTGCCGGCGTACGCCGTCACCGGACCGAGAACACCCATGATTGGCTCGGCGGCATTGCCGACGCCAACCTGATAGCCACTAGTACCGTTAGGAAGTGCCATATTTAGTTACTCCGTGAATAAAATTAAGAATCAGCCCCAGATGCGGCAGGCCATCTGCGGACGAATCACCGAGAAGCCATACAGCACATCAATACGGCAGGGCATACGGTCGTTGTTGATGTCGTACTGACGGACAACGCGCATGGAGATGCCGTTGTGAACCTGACGCGACGCCAAGTCAACACCCTGCGGGAGCAGGAGGTCGGCGGTGGCAAACGTAATCGCATCCTTATGGTACACAAGGTTCTGAGCGTACTGGCCAGAAGCGGCACCCACGTAGGTCACGACATCACCGGCGGTCGGCAGCTTGCTGACCGTGGCGAGGGCGTGCGTCGGGCCGTACACAGCCGGCAGGAACTCAACATCGACAAACTCGGTCGCAGCCGAGGTCACGGTGTTTCGCACCACGAACTGCTGGAGCGCACCAGTGGACTCGCGGGTCTGCGGGTTGACCGCATACACGCCAGCAATGGTGAACACGTCGCCAGGCACCAAGGTCAAGCTATCGGTCACGTTGTCGAGCGTCAGCTTGCTGGCGCCATTGACAAGCGTGGTCTTCACGATTGGGGTGTCCGCGCGCGAAGCCGAGCCGTTGGTGTGCTGCTTGATCGACTGAGACATGTTGATCTCGTCGTAGCCAAGGATGCCTTCGCCCATCATGCCGTTCTTGAACTGGCGGCTGATCGAATCAACCGGGTTGAACAAGCCCTTCATGCCTTCGACGAGGCCCGCGTTGGCCGCCGGGTTGACGGTGGCGTAGCGCGGAGCCATAACCGCAGCAGCTTCGTTCAGCTTCTGCTGCGCCTGCAACAGAACGAGCGAGGTGCCGGGGGTGACGCCAGGCGTACCGACCGTCTGGAACACGTTCTTGTACGAGCTTGCCACGTCGGCGTCGATGCTGGAAGCCAACTGGCTGATACGCGGCTTCAGCACACGGTCAGCAAAATCGTCCAACTGAAGGGCCATTTCGGCGCTGGTGAAGTTGATGCCGATGTGCTTCTGGGAGGCGACGGTGAGCGTGGTGAACTGCTCATTGTCGTCCTGAACCTGAAGCGCAGCGCCGTCGGTCACAAGAGCGCGATCCGGCAAACGGATGCGGAGGGTCGAACCAATCTTGGCACCTTCGACAGCAAAGCTGTCGTCGTACTGACGGTTGATGTTACGGGTGATTACGAGGTTGTTCTCCAGGATTTCCAGAGCCTTCCGCGTAATCATGTCAATAGTAAGAAGGGTATTAGCCACAATATGTCTCCAAAAAAGAAGTTAGCGGGTACGCCGCGCTTCCCACTGCTTAATCTGTCTCAGACGCTCGGCGTCGATCCACTCCGACGTGCTCATGTCCTTGACTGAGCGTGGGTCCGTCGTGTCTCGGGCCGGCGCGCCTACGGTTTTAGCCGTCACAGGCTTAATCGGCGGGGGCGCATTGGTTGTTCGTTTAACTGGCGGATTGTCGGCCAATTGGACTTCAATCCTACCAATCTCCTTGGCTTGCAGGTAGGGCAACAAACGGGAAATACGTTCAGCTTCGCGGGGGTTGGAACCTAAGTAGTATGCTACATCGGGACCAACATCCGAAGCCTGAATCGTCTCAGCCATCACGGTCGTGATCGGCAGCGATCGGTTGTACACGACCTGTTCAAAGTCGTCGTACTTGTCAAAAGCTACTTCTTCACGTTCCTTATAGGCCATCAACAGCTCGCGCTGCTGCCGATCTGCCTCACGTTTAGTTAACATTTCCTCGGCTTTGCGGATAGCTAAAGCATCCGTATAAGCGTCGGGGTCAACGTCCCGGTCAGGCAGCGTGGCGGGCGTCTGAGTCTGAAACTCAGGCGCTTTTAGCGCTTGCTCTCGCTCCCACTTGCGACGTTCCCGTGCAAGCCTCTTGCCTACCAGCGCGTCGAGCTCCTCTTGGGAGAACGTTTTGGCAAGCTTTCCTTCCGGCTGTTCTGCCTCTTGGGCAACAACTTCGGGTTCCGGTGCTGCCGTAGCTTCCGGTTCCGGCGCGGGTACTTGGTCCGCTACAACTTCGTTTTCAGACATTGTGATTCCTTACGAATCCCTGGTGAACCGCACCAGTACAGATAAAGCATAGTCTGTTGCGCAAAAGAGTCAAGTTACTTGGCGGCTTTAGCAGCCTGCCAAGCGGCAACGACACCAGCGGTATGCACGGCAGCGCAGATCGCTTTGACCTTCGGGTCTTCTTTGCTGAAGTCCGCGCCCGGCTCAATTAAGTGCCGATGAAATGAACTGTTGATTTGCTTGCCGTCTTCGATAATAGCCGTCTTGGTGCGAACTTGCACCACGCCATTTTCAACGACCTCAACCAAATCAACCTTTACAACTTTTTCCAAAGACATATTTATGCTCCTTGTTATCCAACTAAGTTATCCCACTTAGTATTAACTTGATATAAACGATTGTACCGCAACGTTCAATCTAACGGTCGCGCCCGTGCGGTTATAAATGCGAATGGCTCTGGAACTCTCGTTGCCTCCACCGCCAATCTGCACGCCAAGTTTACCGTCGGTGGTAGTAGCTAAAGCAGGAACAACACCGTCCGCAAGAACATCAACTTCTACGTTAGAACCGACGGTAATCGCCGCATAAGCCTGCGCGTTACTGTTGACGTTTGATTGCGCATAAAACGTGGCAAAG